CCTAGTCTCTCAGAAAAAATCTGAAACTAAATTACAAATTATTTTTTATTTTTAAAGGCGAAGTAGGCAAGATAGTTTTTTATCGTCCGGTATTCACCTATTAGATACGACAAATAATTTATCTTGGTGCGATGCTTGGCTTTGTATCCTAATCGAACCATCGTGGGCTTCTCCATTCGGTACGTATCAGAGTCTTGTCTTGCTTCCTTCCGTTACAGCTACGACACATAGACTGCAGGTTGTCTATGCTGTGGTCAGGTATGCCGCCGGTATTGGTTGGTGCGTTGATGTGGTCGATAGTCCAGTCGTTACCTTCTAACTCTTTGTGGCAGGTAACACAGCGTGGCTCGAGTATGGTCTTGGCATAGGCTCGGGCTTCACGCCATTCTCTAGTGTCATGCCAATCAGACAAAGTGTTCACCCTGGTTGATTGCTTCTGATAAGTCCATTAGTAGTTTGCGTGGGTTGATACCGTCGGCTTTGTTCCAGTTGATTGCCATGTCGTTGATGAATAGGCGAAGGCTTTCACGTTCTTTGTTGGCTGCCATTCGTTCAAAGTCTTTGAGTAGTTTGCGGGTCATGACTAGGTAGTCAGGGTTGGAGCAACGGCAGGCGCTCATCGGTTACATTCCTTACAACGGCAGTAGTCGTATACGTCGTTAAGGTCTTTGGGCATGATGATGTAGCTGATGATTAGTGCGATGGCGTATAGTCCACCGATACCGGCAAACCCTAATAGTATCCAGGCGATTACTTCTTTCATTTGTCGTCCAATGCTACCCAGTTGAGAATCTGTTGCAGGATGTCTTGAGCTGGTCTTCCTGCTTCGTGGCCGTCTTTAATGATGGTGAACACGTCGAGTTTGGCTTTGGTGCGTTCGACGTTGATTAGTTGGCTGACAGCGTTCTTCAGCTCTTCGACTTGGTGTGTGAGTTTTGGCATTAGTAGTCTCTCTTGATTATTTGGCATTCGCTGATTGGGATTTCTAGGAACATTTCGTTCTCTGAGTAGATGGTTGATTTCATTACTCGTTTAGCTTCTCGTAGTGCTGATGGTGGCACAATCAGGTAGTGCGTCCAGTCTTTGTTGATGGTGACGTGTAGGTGGTGGTCGTTGTTGTATTTGGCTTTTCGGGCTGAGATGTGGAGTGTTTTGTATTTGAACGCTCCTGTTTCCCAGTTGTTTTTTACTTCGACTTCGACAGTCCATTTGGCTCTGGTGCGGCCGCTGGTGGCGATTAGGTCTGCTCCGTAGGTGTCTGGGTTTACGTGAACATCTTGCCAGCCGGTACGTTCGAAGTCGTAGATGACAATGTGTTTGGCTAGGTCGTGGGTTGTGTAGCGGTGGGAGTCGAACTCTGGGTGGTTGCTCATTCGTTGTCTCCCTTGATAAGAGCGATTAGTGATGTTGCCAGTAGTCGGGTTTGGTGGTCGAAAGCGAGTGCTGCTTTTTCTCTTTCGTTGGTGAGTAGCTTGATGATTCGTTCACGCTCTAGTTTGGTTCCGGTGTCTAGTCCACGTTTGTATTCGAAGTCGTTGTTCATGCTGCGTCTCCCATTGGCTTTTCGATGATCAGTTGTGTTTCACGTAGTTCGATGATTGCGATTGCCCAAACTTGTTTCATGTTGTCGCTTTGGGTTTGTTTGATTCGTTCTTGCAGTATTTGAATCTGGGTTTTGATGACGAAAGCACACCTGGCTCGTTCGTCCTGAACGGCTCTCATGCGTAGTGGGCCATAACTGGTCACGATGATTCTCCTTTGCGTCTGATTTGGCCGTCTGGTAGCCAGTAGGTTGCGGTGTTGACTTTGTTGTAGACAAGGTCGTCTACTCGGCTCATGGTTAGTCCGGTGATGTTCATGATGATGGTGTGGCAGGCGTTGCGTTCTCGGACGGCTTTGAACCAGTTGTCTGAGTATTGTTTGGTGTTCGCTACTTCGTCTTGCCAACGTAACCAGTTCAGGATTTCTTGGTTTACGTGTTCGAGTTTGTCTACGGTTAATCGTTTCAAAGCCATTAAACAATTCTCATTCCATGTCTAAAGTCTGACTTGTTGGCGTCTTCAGCCTGACCAAATTCAGACATTCGAGAAAGTGAAAACTCGCTATCCATTTTGTGCGTGACAATCTGTTTTCTGGTTTTGGCAGCTTCATCTTCTGTTTGAAGCATTGAAAGGTGATCTAGTGCGATTTCTTCGGCGTAACGCCAATTTTTTTTTGTTTCTACTTCGATAGTGTGAATGATTGTTTCAATGATTCTTACTTCTCTGATTGACATTTGGTTTCCTTTACTTGGTTGCGGTTAGTTTGATGAGCCAGGTGAAGCAGAGCAAGATGAAGGCGATGAACGCTGCGGTTCCAGTGATCATGTTGCTGAACACTAGGTTGGTAATGAATACGGTGATGTTGGCGAGTAGCCAGAGTCCGATTGCGATTAGTAGGATACGCATTTGTTTTCCTTTCGTTGCGTTGTTGCCCTATTAGTTTGCCATCGTCGTTAGTTCGAAGTCAAATCATTTATAACGATTCGTAATCAAACCGTTACATTTACCAACTAAGCATTATTCGGACACCGGCTGGTGTGTGGTCTGCGTAGCGTTTGGCTGCGTGTAGGTCGGTGACGAGTGAGTCGTCTTTGATTACCTGGCAGTAGCGTTCAAGGCTTATAGCGTCCATTGCTGCTCTTACAAGTTTGTCTAAATCACCTACTCGAGCCGTTGGGAGCGCTCTAGAGACACTTTTAGGTCTTGGTAGGGTAAATACCAGTTGAAGACGTATTGGGGCGTCTATGAGCCTGTGGTGGGTTTGTTGGGCTATTTGGGTGGCTATTGTGTCTCGCCAAGCGTTGAGTTTGGGGTTGGCTGCAATGATTCGACCATTCCCAATATGTCGAAAAGACCCTTGCGGTACAGGAGTCCCTTCAACAACCAGTTCGATGTAGGTCACTAAATACCCAGAGTCATTAAGTGATTATGTAATTCTTGTTTAGTTTTAGGTCTCAAGTGTTCTTCACCTATCCACAATTCCCAATACTTTTCATGCCAAGCTTGGATGACTAAATCCTTATTTATTTCATGTCTTGGTATTTCCCATGAACAATCAAAATTCAAATTTTCATAATCGTTTATGTTTCTGAATTCCAAACATCCGTATTTGAAACGAAAATAAATTTCGATTTCATCAACTTTCAGTGTTCCTTGAGCAAAAGTCCAATTTACTTCGTCAAAGATTACTTTGTATTTAGGGTAATAAATCACTAGAACGGTTGAGTGTCCGTTAATAGGTGGCCATAGGTTCCGCCGTATTTACGTTCATCGTCCAAGTCTCGACCTTCAGCTGCTGAGTTGTCTTTGAGTTTGACATTGAGAATGTTCACATCGTTGATGTTTAGATCGTGCGACGTAATCGTTTCGCCTTTGTTGTTTACGTAGGTGCGTGGTGTTCCGTCAATGTTGGTGCTTGGGCGAACCGAGAGTGTTCCGGTAACTTCTACCCAAGTTCCTTCAGTCCAATCACCTGGAACATCTACCCAAACCTTGTAAGCGGTCTTGATGTCTTTTTGTAATTTGTCGTTGTAGGTGGTGTCCCACAAAGTGATAACTGAACGTGATTCCGATTTGGTCAACTGGACTGTGCCTGCGACCTTGATTACTGCTGCCATTTCCTTTGTTCCTTTTCTGTTGATTTCCCTATTAAGTATATTCTTAAAGAGTTCTTATTAAGTTCCTATATAGTTTATAGGACATCTATGTCCCTACCCCCTACCTTCAATGTCCCTACCCTAGGTCACCCATGTCCCTACCTATGGTCACGGATGTCCCTACCTTGTGTTGGTGAACTTCACAAGAATCAGAACACAATTCAGGTAGAAAATAGATGTTGGTAAAGTCACCGTTGCCACGTTTCCAAGACGCTCTAGAATCAATTTCAAGCTCGCCTAAATCAACCAGGTCATTCAATGATCGAGAAACTTGACGGGTAGTGACACCGGCATAAGCAGCGAGAGTTGTTTTAGACGGCCAGCAACCCTTAGAACGGTCTTTACCAGTGTGATAGGCGATTCCCAACAAAACAAGTTTGGTGGTCCCTACGGCTCTCGAGTGAACAAGAACGCTAGTCATGTCAAGTGAAGTCATGTAAGATTCTCCCTAGACGGCTTCTGTTGCGGTAGCCGAGCCAATAGGCTGCTCCCTTGTCGTTTCTTCCTTTCCGACAGGGGAGTTCTTTATTTCAGCAAGTCTTCGACCCTTGACCTGAATCATGTCGATGATTTTGTAGTTCACTCCAAGAGCCTTCGCTTCAGAATACAAAGCCAAACACTCTTCACGAGTCACACAAGCTTCAAGTTCGGCACCCCAGTCACGAGAACGTGCAGCCTTCAACATTTCTGTCTGGCTCGCTCGCTTCTTCGATGGTGAAAGTTCTCCACCTAGTAATGACAAAGCACGACCGGTCGCTGACGTTGAACATACTTCAACAGCCGAAGTGGCTGTAATACCTGTAGCAGTAATGCTTTCCTGAGCGAAGTCGGTTGCGTCGGGGAGTTGCTGGTTAGCGTTCTTCCAAACAGAACACTTGATGATCACTTCTTTCTCATTAGTGAGAACAAGGTCGTTGAAGATACGGCCGTCTGGGTAGAGTCTCCAAAAGATTTCAATACGTTCTTGGACGGTCTGATAATCGGCAAGGTTAAAAGCCATGATGTTTCCTTTCGTTGCGGTGGAGAAAAGAAAACCAGCCACTGGAAGGGGGAGTGACTGGTTTCCCTTCTAACAGGTGGGAGTGAACCTGCTAGTTGGATAATAGCAAACTTTTATGACACGTTGCCAATTATTTCTTTTTGTCTGTGTCGGCTTTCACTTTCTGAATACCAGAAGCAATGGCTTCATCAAAAGCGTCATCGCTGACGTGACCCTTTGAAGCGTATTCGAAGCTGATAGCAACGACCACAACAAGGACAGCACCAAGACCACCAATAAGCCCTGCGTGCAATGGTGAAATTCCACCGATGGCTCCAGCGGTCACGAACACAATGCCAGCACCAAGACCGAACGCCAACATCCTTAGAAGTCGTTTCAAGTGTTTGTTCATTAGCCCATTCTCGCTTTCGTAGGTTCATCTAAAATACCTGTCTGTGGAAGACCCTTCTTCACCTGATACGCCAGAATGTCTTCAGTTGACATTTCAGGCTGTTCAGCGGTCGCTGGTGGCGTTACAGGAACAGTTTTTACAGGGTCAGGGAAGTTGAATGGTGTTCCCCAACCGAGAATGACACCTTTACCGGTAACAAGTTTGGTAACAAGTTTGGTTTTGCCTTGGTCTGCACCGTAGCAAACAAACTGGCCTGCTTTGTTGACCGAGTGGAACATGGCAACGTGATCGCATGAGCCGTCACCGTTCCAGTCGTAAATAACAGCGTCACCAGGCTTAGGTGTTCCCTTCTTAGTCCAAGTCTTGTTTTCTTTCATTCGGTCCATGATTTCGTGAACCCAAACAATTTTGGTTTTCTTACCAAGGACAGCGTAAGAGTAACCTGCTGCACAATCGAGCAAGTGTGGTCGTGCTTTCAGCCAAGGCATTTCTGCACGTGACTTACCAACAAACGACATCATGAACTGGATGGCTTCTTTGCGTGTTCTAACTTCCATTTATTTTCCTAACGTGTTGAGAATGATTGCAACAAAAACTGACGATACGCCGGCCGACAAAAGACCTGTTAGCCAGGCACTCGACCAGCGAGCCTTCTCAAGCTCACGAATACGGGTCTCATGGTCGGCCACCGATGTAATACCGGCTTTGATGTCTGCTACGTCTTGAACCAGTTGAAGAAGTAGAGCGGTCTGGCTACTCGGTCTCTTCGGCTGATCCATTGGTCTTCTCCACCACGTTTGTGATAAGGGTCATGCAAGCACCGCACATGTATTGGGTTGCATCGGTTTCTACGTCAATCGCCAGGTTCTTATTCTGGCAACCATCGGTTTCGCAAGTAAGAGTTACGGTTCTCATTAGCTGTTTCCTGTTCCTGTGGTTGATGTCATTTGGATGGCGGTATAGTGGACGGTTCCTGCGGTGGTTGCTGCGGTGGTTCCTGTCCACACGTAGAACGTTACGGCCGTGTTGGTTGGGGTGTTGAATGTAACGCTGGTTCGGGTGTTGGTGCTTGAAGCCACGTTTGCTGTAATTGTTGGTACAGCACCGCTTACAAACGATGAAGGGAATGTGACAGCCAAGTTACCTGTAACAGCAACCTGTCCACAAATCATTTTGTAAGGGATTCCGTCCATGATGTTGGTGTTGACTTGTGCAGCGGTAAGAGTGTTTCCTGCTGTGAATGTGTATCTGCCTGACATTTATAGGCCTTTCCATAGTTGATACGTTGTTTGCCAGTCGTCCGGCGTGATGGTGTGGGTTGTTCCAACAACCTGGTGGTAGTAAGTGTTCCCGTCTAGGAAGGTCGGGATTGTTTTTACTTCCTGACCGTTACGCCAGTAATACTTTGGGAAAAAGTAGTCCGTTCCGTATAGTGAGCGTGAGTTGTCAAACACGATCGGTTGGAAGGCTCTGGCGGTAAGAACAGTGATTTCAGTTGGTTGGATGTTGTTGGTGTATTCCAAAATCTTGTTAGCAATGGTTGGCAAGAACGATGTTGGTACGTCAATTTGTGAGCTATAAATTGTTGGGTTGCTCATAGTGTTGGCGGTGTTGGTTCCGATTGAGTATGAAGCGGCACTATTGCTTAGGTCGAAAGCGGTTGGTACGTTGGCTCCGTCTTGTGTGACGGTTAGGTTGCTAATCATAGACTCTGGGATGGTTTCGCCTAGTTCAGAGTTAGTTGCGATTGTGTAAGCCTGTAGTAAGCGGTTTACATCCCAAACACCGCCACCATAGTTAGTGAAATAGCCAGGGAAGAAAACTGCAACTTCCGAAGTCAAATAATCGCTGATCCATTCACCGAAAGACTTTGTGTCTGCCACGTTGGCTTCGTAAACGGCACCCAAGAAACCGTAGAAAGCGAATGACAAGTAAGGGCTAATTTGTCCAGCGGTTCGAGCAGTCTCAAACGCTGAAGTAATCTGTGCAGCTTTACCAGTCGTTGTTGACTTGCTAATAGTGATTGGGTAGTTCATGGCGGCCGAAGAAACGTCGGTAGCAGTGATAGTTAGGTTTGTTACCTGGTTGATTGGATCAACAGTAATGTCTAGCGAGTCAATTTGACCAATGAAGAAAACAGTGTTCTTACCAAACGTTGGGTGACTTGCTACGGCTTCGTTCTTTAGTGTCAAGAAGATTTGCTTACCGTTGTAAAGTTCCTTGATAACCGTCGAATTCCATTCCAACAACTGGGCAGACAAAGCCATAGTGCCAGGTTGAAAAGTGCTAAACACGCTTTGGTCGGGTGCTTCACCATCTGATAATTCGATTGAGTTGATAGCCAAGTCCAAAACTTGAACAGAACCTGTATCAGTAGCACCACCAAGAACGTCAGAACCGTTCAGAGCTGAGAAGTCCAAACGAAACTTACCGGCAACAGGTGTGTAAACCCAAACTTGCCAGTCAGTAGGTAAATAAGTTCTTGAAGCGGTTGCCATTATGCGAGAAGCCTACTTAGTGGGATACCCTTTTGGGCGGCAGTTTTCTTTAGAACCTTGACAACTTCATCACCTGAAGTCGTACCGTAGATGTTGATAGCAATACCTTGTTGTTGAGCCGCAGGGTTTGAACTGGTCGCAGCTGGTGTTTTCTTACCAGTTACGTTTTCAAGCACCTTACCAATGATTGCTAGACCGCTGGTCTTCATGCCGGTGCTAACAATGTCCCAGAACCATTTTGACTCACTCAAAGATTTACCAATGTCAATAAGTGCGTCACCGATAGCGATAAAACCGTCAGCATATTCCTTTAGGGCTTTCTGACCTTCGGCAGATTGGAAGTAATCAAAAGCGTTCTGAATAATGGCGAAGAAATCTTCAATTTTTGCTTGGGCTTCGGGTCCCGCCAAGTAATCAGCAAATTGTTTGACATAAGGAAGAATGTAAGAACCTAAACGTTCTTGAATATCTTCAAAAATTAGTTGAACTTTTTCAAAGGGTTTCTGATCTCCAATAGTTTTAGCAGCCCCGCCATATTTCTTTTCAAGATAACCCATTTTATCACCGACATTGCGTAATTCTGGTACAAGTTTGTTTAGGGCTTTTTCGTCCCCTGCTAGGTATTTAGCCATAGCCTGACTAACAGCGTTTATATCTTTACCTTTTTCAGCCGACACGTCCAGAGCAATAGTAAAAGCCCTTTGCGCCTTAGAGGCGTTCTTAGTTACTCGAACGATTTTGGCGTAGGCAGGTCGTAGTTTGTCGTCAGCAATGACAGACATATAAGACATTTTTTTAATAAATGCTTCGGCTTCAGTCCCCATTTGATCTGTGGCTTTCCAAGACTTGTCCATAGCGTGACGAAGCAAAGCCATAGACTGAGCTTCTTCAGCAGCTGCTTTACCTAGTTTTTTGATACCTTCCCAAACCATGTCCAAAGCAATAGCAACACCACCAGCCCAAGCCGCCTTAACCCCCATAGAGATTTTCTTAGCAGTCTTACCAAAGCCCTTCATTTCCTTGGAAGCACCACGAGTTGCTTTTGACAAGTTCTTGTAACTACCAGCGATCACTACTTCAGCGAACATCTTTGGTGATGCCATTACAACAGTCCTGTCAAATCAGTTTGTGGAGTCGTCTCTTCCACGAAAGCAGATAGTTCCAACATAGTGAGTTGACGATACTCTGTCGGTGAGAATCGGTAAGCCAAACAAAACTGAGCCATACGTTTCGCTTGTGCTTCCCGAACTACTCTTTTGGGTCTTCGGTGTTCTCTTCTTCCATCAACTTGAAAAGTTCATCCAAAGTCAACTTCCCTAGTTCATCCCAAGTCCTAGGCTCACCCTTCTGGTGAAGAGTCAAGAAAACAGTTGCACGGTTAGCATACGGGTGACGTTTCTTCGGATCAAACAACTTGTCTAGGGTTACTCCACAAGTTAGTTCTAGTTCTTCCATAACCGATACAGGTAGGTTTTCAATTGACATTTGTTTTCCTTATCTCTTCGACAAATCTGCCGAAGTTGGTTCGTATTTCTTTATGAGTTTGTGCAAGTTGCTGGTGTAATTAGCCAACACTTCGTCTCTAGTGTAACCGAGAGCTTTAGCCATAAAAGGATTTGGCATGATGTTGCGGTTGAAGCCACGCTTCTTATCCCTGAACCATCCCCAGTGAATAGGGTTAGCGTAAGGGGTTGCTTTGTTACCGGCACGAATCTTCACATTGGTAGTTGCAGAGCCAACACGAATAGTGTTTCGTAGCTTGTCTGTTCCACCTTTGAAGTTGGCAGTGTTTCTAGCGGTTCGTGCAACGATCTCACCAGACTCACGGTTCGCTTCTCTGATTGCTTCGACAGGTGTCCCTACAGCCTTCAAAGCCTTGAACAAACCAGGTAAGCCGTCAATAGTGATTGACGTTTCGTTTGCTTTAGGTTTGTAGGCCATAGGAACAACTAAACCGATTACGGAGTGGTGTCGATGGTTACGCCGTAGAACAACTTGTTCGCAACGTCTAGACCAGTGTTCTTCACACGAAGGGTTACAGAGAAAGCAACTTCTTCGTTTGAAGTTAGTTCTAGTGGGGGAAGTTCGTTGACAATAACAGTACCGGTAAACGAGGGGTTATCAGTGCTGATCGTGCCACCACCTGGGTTGATTTCGAAAGCAACTTCAGTGCCAAAAGAAGTCCAAAGTAGACGGTATAGAGAGTCTGCGTCCTGTGAGACGTAGCCGTCGAGCTGCAAAGCCCACTCACCCTGAACACGAACTTCCGAGAAAGTCTGGATTCCGCCTGGAGCGTCGCCAAGAGTAAGACCAACCATGTTCACTTCTGGAGCGTAACTGGTTGAACCAATCTTGAACGTAATGTTACGTGCAACTACACGTGGAATAGCAATAGCCATTTCTTAGTCCTTAGAGAGTTATGCGAATGTTTACAGACACGTTGGCTGCAAGAAATTCGGTGTTGTTTGTTTGTAGAGCGTATGGTGTTCCCACACTTGTGACTTGTGCGTATCCAGGGTTCCCGTTGAGAATGGTCTCAATCGCTAAATCTAATAGTTCTGTTGACTTCATGTTTACCGCTGGAACTGAAATAACCATGAGTTCTAGGTTCATTAGATAAGAACCGTCAACAGTTACTGGTGTTAGGTATGGACTACCTGGACCAATGATGACGGTTGGTGGAACTACACGTTCAGGGATGTAAGCCGAAACCTTGAGACCGAGCGCAGTTAACGCAAGAGCGTATTCTGCTTTCGACGCAGTGATTTCGTTTACAGGCATTTAGACTCCGTAAGACGTGTATGGCCGTAGAAGTTCTCTAGCGGCGTTCATAGGGTCTTTAGCAGCACGGATAGGGTTTCCATCCATTGACGCAAACTGAGTCACGCCTTGAGGCGACTGGCGACGGTAGAAGAGTTCGCTGGAAGCCATTAGAACAGCGTTGTCGTGAACAGCGGTCGGAACCGTTGAATCACCAACAAACTTTGTAACTAATGCGTGGCCTGCAGTCAAACACTCCGAAACAAAATCACTTGTTTCATCAGTGCCGATGTAGGCACGAAACTCTTCTACCGTAACAGCCATGGGTCGGACTAAGCGGTTACGTCTAGCTTGACGATTGCCGACTCGAACGGTGCAGCAATCGCTGCAAACCCGTAAAGACTCAAAGTATCAGTCAACGACGAGACATCCTGCGAAGAAAGTCTGGTGCCGCTGCCGTTTGCTTCCATAACCATTAGAGCCTTTGAGTTGGCAAGGTAAGCCAAGCCAGTTCCAAGGGTTGAGTCAACAACAACTGGTAGACCCCAGATGGTGCCGGTTAGGTCGTTGTTAGCGGTAGCGAAGGTGTTTGAACCGTCACGGTTTACGTTCACGATTGGACGGCCAGCAGAGTCAGCGATCTTCATGAAGTACTTGTAGCTGTCAGCCGAGCAAAGAATGAACTCAGCGTTTAGACCAGAGTTAGCCTTAATGTACTTGACACCGTCGATTAGACCTTCGATAACAGAAGCAGCAGTGCCACCGTCTAGATCCATAACCTTACCGGTGAAGTCAAGTGCAGCAATAGCAGCCTTGGCAGCGGTATTGGTTGCGTTAGCGTAAGCAACGGCTAGAGCGTCGAATACGATACCGGTGTAGTCAACAGAGCCACGTAGAACAGCCTGCTTCGATACCTGGGTGTAACCACCGTAGGTCTTGACAGCAGTTGATACGTTGTCGATAACAAGGTTGCCGAACGATAGTGCTTCGTTCTCTGGGTCCTGCTCGCCAACAGCAAGGCTGTTAGAAGTGATGGCTGCGTACTCAACGGTCATACCAGTTGCAGGTAGAACAGACTTCGACCAAACGTTCCATGATGGACGGTTGTCGTTGATTAGCTTGTTGATGTAACCAATGTAACCAGGGGCTGCGTAGGTGTCAGCAGAAGTCGAAGCGGCACGAGCCAACTCAACAGCGGCAGGCTCGCCCTTGGCGAAGCCCTGAACGTACTCGCCGAATGAGCGGTAGTTCATGTACTCAGGTGCTGCAGGTGCAGCAGGGGTTGCGTTTGACTCAACTACACGGCGAAGTTCTGCAACTTCATCCTGAACCGAGCGAACGTCTAGTTCGATGTTGTTTTCCAACTCGGACTCGCTTTCTTTAGATGGGGTAGGGGTTGGTTCGGAAGGCTGAACAATCTCTCGCTCTTCTTCACGAACTTCGGTGATACTTGCACCTGCGTAAGCAGGGAAAGGCACGACCGAGACTTCCTTCAAGGAAACCTTGGTGCGTGTAATCGTTGAGCCTTCACGTTCCTGAGAAACAGGTACGAAGCCCACCGAAAACTTGTTCAATGCTCCATCACGCATAAGCGTAAGAACATCGTTGCCGAGAGTGGTCTCGGATACTTTGGCAGTGATTTCAAAACCACCGTCAGTTTCACGCCCTTCGGTTACAACACCGATAGGGGTTTCGTGGCCGTAAAACAACTTCACGTCTTCTACCGAGTCAATAGAACCAGGTGCGAAGCGTTCAATGTAAACACCACCAATGTTTGCGTCCTGACCGTAAGGAACAGCAAGACCAGTGATCGTGCGTTCTTCTAGGTTGTCAAGACGAAGCTCGAGCGAGCGAGTTTCAATTTCAGACATTTAGACCTTCTTTGTTGGCTGCGAACTCTGGGGTAATAATGCCCGCAGCAATAGCGTCTGACCACATAGCCAGACGGTCAGACTTAGATAGAACCAAGTCTTCCCACAAGAACTCGACACGAGTGCCACGTGGTAGGCAGTTAGATAGAGCGTCCTGAATTGGACGAGTGTAAGCCTGCATAGTCTCACGGAAGAACGCTGACTCTTCATCGACAAGGTTGCTGTAAGTGTCGCTAGTGCCGTCAACACCGGTAACCAACTTGCGTGGCGGAATACCAAACAAGCGAGCAATCTGCTGAACAGACTGGGCTGAAACTTCAGTGAACAACGCTTCAGAAGGCTTTAGAGCAATCTGCTGGTATTCGAAACCGTTACCTAGAACAGCAATTTGGCGAGTAGCCTGCTTAGTGTTCCATGTGTTGGTGATGGTCTGTGCGTCGTCAGGTGAGATTTCTTTACCAGTCTTTAGAACACCAGTCGGAACGCCACCCGCAGAGAACCAATTTGCCTGGTAGTCACGTAGGTCTAAAGCCCCAACAATGTCAGCCGAGCAAGTGTCGATAGGTGATGGACCTTTGAGCCAGCCTGCACGTGGAAATAGTTGCAAGTGTTCAATTTCTCGAGCTGAGTAAACCTTGTCTAGGTAAACAAACTTCTTTGGCGAGTTCAGAGCGTCACCGTCAACTTCAACAGTGATCTGGTTGCTTGGAATTTGGGTTACGTCGTTTACACGGCCAGCAGAATCAAAAGACTTGTACCAGAAAGCGTTGCCGTAAAGTGCTAGGTCCGTTGCCGTCGAGTAGATGAAGTTGTGACGGTTCACCGATAGCGACGGGTTGTTTACAAACGCAGGGTTCTCAATAACCATTTCCATACCAGTTGCAAAGCGTTTGGTTTGGAGTCCTAGGTTAGAAACTGTGGTGGCAAGTATCTGAACGCTTCGCCAGACCGCTGTGAGCGTTAGAGCGTTTTCGGGTGTGGCGATAGTCGAAGAGCGAGAGGGAATGACAGGCGTAACCGCCCGAGTCTCAGTTTTACCAGTAATGCGTTGCCAGATACTTGCCATCGAAAGTTAGTATAGCCCCCCTTGATGACATTTAGGTAAGTGGCTCGGCGTGTCTAAAAAACACCAATACCGGCTGGTGTGTGTTGAACACTCACATAGACGGCCATCAGTGTCGAAGTTACTGCGTCGATGTCACCAAAAGAATCACGCCTAGACAAGAACCAATTCTCTCCAGAGTAACGAACAACACCACGTGGCACCTGAGCAATCAGCAACTGATCAGTTCCATTCCACTCAATCTTCTCTTGCTGAAACAAACTAAACGAAGTCGAAGCGGCAGCTGCAACTTCCTTAGACCACAAAGACCACAACGGATAAGAATTACTTTTCAAACGTTTCTGAAGATTAGGCATACGTGAACCGTCAACAACAATGGCAACCGCTTTAGTGCGACGAGTCAACTCAACCAGCACGTCGTAAATTCTGCCTTCCGACGGATTCACCAACGACGCAACTAACTCAGTCTGAACCTTGTCGCCGACTTTTTTGGCAGCAGAGATTGTGGCATGGTCAAGTTTGCTAGTAATGTCCACAGCAATTACACAGCCTTCAATGTCTGAAATACCTTGTGCCTGGCAAGCATAAAACACAGGGGCAGGAAGCCAAGACTCTGAAGAACCACTAATGAACTGATTGAGCCGGTAACGTCGAGCTTCATGTTCAGGAATAGTTGCCAAGTCAGTCATAATACGGTCGAGTGGAATACGACCAGACTCAACAGCAGGGTTCGAAGCAAGAACGGCTTCAGAGTCCACAGCCGAACCTTCAGGGGCTTCCCAACAGAAGAACCCAAAGCGTTCAAGGGCTGGGTCACCATTTACCGACCGGTCTCCCTGTTTGTATAGATCGAGTAGCGTTTCTGAAGTTGCGTCACCAGCAGTCGTAATACCAATGATGATACCTTCAGGGCTGGCAGTAGTTCCCTGAACCACAGCAGTCCACATACCTTTCTTCCAGATGTGGAGTTCATCAGCAAGAACAGTGTCAACACGTAAACCCTGAAGTGAAGATTCTTTTGCTGGGCGAACGTCATACCTGGATAAACCATCAGCTGAAACAATTCCACGACGTTCAGTAGTTTTCTTGAACATCGCTTTCAACTCGTCGTTGCTCATAATCGTTGCCAAGACTCGAGAGTAAATAACCATCGCTTGCTCAACGTTGCTAGCCAGCGAAAGTGTTTGACCATTACGCATGGCTACGCCCCAGAGACCCAAAATGGAGCCGATGAGCGACTTCCCCGATTGGCGGGGAATTGAGCAGCACACAGCTCTAAACCTGAGTTTGCCAGCGAGTTCTGGGTCTGGGTGGTCTGCTGGGTAGCGTTCAAGAATGTGACGTAACAACCAACGCTGCCACTCGTCAAGTTTCACACCGTCTGGGTTATCCATGTCACGGTATGCCAAGTCCACTACCTTGAGAAGTCGGTCAGCGTCCGTTTCAAAGTTATCTGATAGTGGCTTAGTCCACCGAGCAGGGAACAGCATTAGCGTTTCAAAAGTTCCCGAAGCGGATTGACCTGCTCAGGCTTACCAATCATTACTTTGAGTTCGTTTATTGTCTTGCGAAGTTCCCCAGCGGTCGAAGTCTCGCCCTTATCGTCGTAACGAGAAGCAAGAGCCAGAGCAAGGTCGGCATGGACCTGAGACTCCACATCAAGCTCTAACGTTTCAATCCAGTTCTTAGTTGTTTCGTAGATCATGTGTTCCTTTCGGTTGCCGGTCTGTTCAAACTTTTCGGCTATTCGGTAAAAAAGAATGTGCTGTGCGGGCTGAAACCTAGTCT